ATCCGGTCCATCTTGCTTAATTCTACCACCTTTACCCCACATTAGGTAAGTTTCAATATCCGTTGCAATTTTAGATAAGTGAGCTGCTTCCATATTTGTAATGAAAGTTCTTGTAAGAGTTCCATTCTCAAATGCTTCTCTAGCACCAGCTTTACCCATATTTGCAACAAGTCCTTCAATACTAGGTACTGATGGATTGTTTGGATCTGTGTTAAAGTTTCTCCAAATCTCAGTTACAGGTACTGTACCATCAGCGTTTAATCCGCCTTTGATCATTAAGTCTGCTCTTGAAGAAATTGAATAGTGTACATGTGCTTCTGCTCCTCCTACAAAATTGTAGAATTCACGGAAACCTGAACCTGTTTCAATGTCAGAGAATCTTTCACCGTACTCACCTCTTGCAGAACCTTTTCTAAAGTACTTTGTACCTTTAGCTAAGTATTTTGCATCTAAAGTAGCGGCATTGTTATTATTTACTAATTGAACAGTGTATACAAAACCATCACCTGCAGGTACAATATCGTCTGCTGTAATGTAAAGTTCTAGTCCATTATACTTGTCATAAGTAATAATGTCACCATGTCCAAAAGTTCTTTTGTTGATCTTAATCTGGAAAGTTGTTCCATCTATACCCTTAGCAGTATTAGCAGAGTCTATATCTGCTACTATGTAAGGAAGATCTTGTGCAATAGGAGTTTGCCACTTGTACTCACCTCTAGCGTTATCCACCATGATTGTATTCTTTCCACCGAATGATGCCATTTGATATAAAGGCATTTCTACCTTCTGAGTCATTGCCCATAAATCAATTGGTCCCATATCCATAGGCTCAGCGTTGCCAAGCATCTGTGTTAGGTGATAAGAATCAACATGTGAACTAGCCTTGTAGCTTGTATCACGTAGGAAAATCCCATTATTTAAAACTGGAGTTGCCATAAATTTGATTGTTTTTGATTAATAATTAATTTTCATTTATATTTAATTTATCTAATTAAATGCGTTTAAAAATGTTGTTAGCCCTTTGTAGTTTTTTTCTACCTGTTGTTCTAGCATTTGAAGGTTCTTTGTCTTTAACCCCTAATGAAGAAGATCCACCAGTATTAGCTTGTTCTGTTTTTAATTTTCTAACAGTTGCCTCTACACTTTTTTGTGCACCTTTATCCATTATCTTTGCTTTGTATCCGTCTGGATCTTGTAGCAACCATAATGCTTCAGATATTAAACCATAGTTTGGCTCAACAAATTGATATTTTTCTAGTAAGTGTCCTAATAAATTAGTATTTCTACCACTCACTGATGGATAAGAAGGAGATACCAAACCATTATATAACATAGCTTGTGTTTTTTTATCTACCTTTATTTCATTAATCTTACCATCTTTTAATGTATTATATACATTTTTCATATATTCTTGAGATGCTTGCTCTTGTTGTTTTTTCTTCAACTCTTGTTCTTGCAATTTTCTTGCAACAACTTTTTCTTGCATCTTATCTAATTTTGGTTTAAACTTTGAAGCTTGTTTTTCTAACTTACCTAAGTCTTTCCAAATTTCTATTTCTTCTTGGATCTCTTCTGAAGTACCATAACCTGTTGCACCTAAATACTCAGTTATAATTCTTTCTTGATCCTTTTCTTCTTTTATATTTAAAGATTTACTTTCTTCAACTTGTGATAATGTAGAAAATAAACCTTTTAAATCTTGTCCACCATCAGCTACATATCTTGCAGCTATTTGTAATTCTTGTGGTAAACTATCAAAAAATTGTTTAGGAGTCTCACGTCTAACTTGATTAGCTTTCTCATCTAAGTTAGCTTGTATAAGCTCCTCCCAGTCTTTAGCAGTATAATCCTCTAACTCTTTATCATCATCAAAAGGAACAATTTTATCATCCTTAATTAATTTTGAAAAGACATCAGATATACCATTAATTGGTTTTCTACCTTTTTTTACTTTAGCAACATCTTCTTCAGTTTCATTATCTAATGTATCTAAAATTTCAGTTGCTTCTTCTTTATTAGTTTCAGGTTCTTTAACTTCATCATTTACTTCTTCTACTTTTGCATCTACTTTTGATTCTTCAGTTTTAGCTGTTAAATCATCAGCATCATCTTTATCTGGGTCAGCAAAAGAGAAATCTGATTTATTGTCATTCCCTGAAAAAATATTTTTTTGTTGAGGAGTTTCTTTTTTCTCCTCAGGTAAAGTCATGGTATCACCTCCTGGTGCACCATTAAAGATCTCATCTAAATTAATATCAAGTGTCTCTACTTTACTATTCATAGTTGTTTCTTCTGAACTCATAATTATGTTGGTTTTAATAATTAATACTTTCTATATATATAATATAAGAAATGTTTATTAAAACAAACTTATAATATTTAAAAAAATTTAAAAGTTTTTAGCAGTATATAGCTAACGCCTATTTTTTATCATCAGATTTTCCAACATCATACTTATTTTTGTTTTCTCTTGCTATTTGAAGTTTAGTGTCAGCTATTTGTTTTTGTGCAGATATTTTCTCTCTTTCAACGTCTAACCTGCTACTCTCCATCATTTGTTTTGAATTAGATTCTTCACGTTTAAGATTCATTTGTTCTCTATACTGAGTAGTTTCTCTAATTTCTTTCATAGCATCTTGATAATCAGATTGTTGATTTTGATTAATATCTGCTGAAGCACCAAAACCTGCTGATCTAATTTCAGCTAAAGTAATATCATTCTGTCTGTCTTTATCATTTTCAGACATCTCTACTTGTAATTTTTGTTGTTCTTCTTGTGCTTTAGCTTCAAGTGCTTGTTGCTGCATTTGTTGTTGCTGCTGCATTTCTTGTTGACGTTGTTGTTGTTGTCTTACTTCTGAATCTTTTAATATGTCTGTTACTTCAGCAATTGAATCAGCTTTAACAATATTTCCTAATTCATATATGCTTGCTCCAGTAGTATTATTAGTTAAAGCCATTTGCTTTAAGTTTTCTAGAATAGCTCTATGATTAGTTTTAGTTGTTGCAAAAATATTAAAATCTCTTAATAATAAATCTGTACCGTTTATGGTAAAATTAACCTTTTGTGCTTCTGTAGATATATAAGATAATCTAACACTTGGGTTATTACTACAATAGTATTGTGCTAAGTCAGTTCTCATTTGATGCACTCTAGGCATTAATTGATCTGAATGCTGCACAAAATACATCTCTGTTTGAGCGTATGATTGCTGCATAGCCTGGACTACCCCTGTTGCAGTTTGAGCTGATACAGCTCCTCCTAGACGTTGTGGGTTAATTCCTATGGCATCAAAGCATTGTTGTTTAAAGTAGTTTGCTAATTGGATTCTAGACATCAATCTACTAGTCTGCTCCATGTTCAAAGTTTGGTAATGATTGAAGTTGGTGGCATTCTCAGTATTAGTAATTGAAGTATCTAAAGGTAACATTTGAAAATCTTTCATTGCTACCCATGCTTTTGCATAATTATTTTTACCCCAGTCTTCTCCCATTGAGTGACGTGGCAAAGCATTTTGATCAAACATGATTACTGTCCCTAATTCATCTATTAGAATGTCTGCAATTTGGTTGTTAACCATATTGTACCCAACTTGATATGCCTTCATTAAATCTACTAATGAAGTTGATCTGGTATTTCTGTCTGAAAACACTCTCCCTTCTACAGGAAGTTTACATCCATAAAGTGTATTATTACCTTTAAACTGAAATGGTAATCTACCAGGTTTAGTTCTATTAATTCCTATATATATTGGGTTAATGTTATCCCCCATAGTTGATCTCCACATAGCTGGTAAATTTGGACCTACCTTAACTCCACCCCATACTTCATTAATCCATATCCAATCTATATGCTCACCTTGTAAAAGATTTTCTTTTGTTTTGTTTTTAAAGATAGAAGTATCATATACTGCTTTTTCAGTAATCTTAAATGTTTCATCAACTACTTCTTGTGTTACTTCACCATCATTTTCTATCTTAGTTAAATGACCTAACATACGTTGAGTCTTCCAATATATTGTTGAAACTCTCATTAAATTACCTTCATCTAAAGGAGTCATGTCTTCACTCTGATCTAGTATTTCACTTAGAATATCTCCTCCTGCTGATGGATCATTCCAATAATTACTTGTGTATTGTCTATATGCTAAACCAGGCATTTGTGTATTCCACGCATGTGATCTAGTAGCATCATAGTATGAACCATCATTTTGATAACCATTAACTTGATATTGTGCTGATCTTGCTGGATATATTTTTTGTAAAGATTCAAGTTGTTTCTTATCCATCAAATATCCATATCTATCAACTACATCAGATACAGTCATAAGATCTACTTTACCTACATAGTTTGAATCTGCTATATATCTTTGATCTGGAGACTTTTGATAGAAGGTTAATACAGGATTCCATAGCTCTACATCATAGTCATCTTCTAACATACGGAAATGCCAGAATTCTCTATCTGCTATAAGCATATCTCTAAATCCTCTTTCTTCTAGTTCTTGCATATGAAATCTTTCTTCATCTACTGCAAGTTGATGTGATGCCCATTCCTCTACCATACTTCTATAAGACTTACTAAAAAAGTCTTCTATTTCAGGTAAAGTTTTTAAATTTTCAGGTGATAGTTGTTTTAATCCTTCTTCTGATCCTGGGTTCATACCCATATCAAGCATCTTCATAGTAAGTTGTCTCTCAGCATCAGCTAATAAAGATTGCTCTACCTGCATTCTTTTTTGTTCAAGCATCTCATTATAGGATGCATCATCTACTGCTCTAAACTGAACCTTAGAATATCTTTTAGCAAACTCACCAGTTAATACATTTATAACATTTGGTACAATAGGGTAAAACTTTAATTCTAAAGCAGAGTCATTTTCTTTAGTAAGAACATCCATCATATCTTTATAATCATTGTCAGGTTCTACAATGTAATCTGTTTTATCTATTATACCTACAGCAAGTTTATAATTTTTTAAAAGTCTTCTTGCATTTAAACGTAAAAATTCAATACCTTGTAATTCTAACCAATCAAGATTCCAAGCAGCCCAATCATCTGTTTTTTTAGAATATGGTAAAAATTGAGTTGGTTGTGTTAGACTTGAAAACGTAGGACCGCTTTCTGCCTTAGCACCATTCTTTAATTGCATTGCATTTAATACTCTCATATTTACTATTTATAATTTTTAAATCCAGATCTTTTGATCTTACTACTTAAAGCACCTTTAGCTCTACCAATATTCTTAAAGGGGCTATACTTTAATTTATACAAATTTTCTGAGTTTACCAAGGAATTGTCCTCTGATTCACGTCTTTTAGAATATCCTCTGTTAGATTGTTGTATTTTAACAAATGCAATTAATGCACCAAAAGCTACAAGTCTATCTACATTAAGACCAGGATAATATGCTAACATTTCTTTTAATAACATTTGATCAGGTATTCTTTCTACCCCTAATGTCTGTGTAATTACATTACCACTGTCATCTAAATCTTCATCAATAACCTCTCTTATAAATTCTATTGCATATGATATCAAATGACTTTTAAATAATGTACCTGTATTTTTCCAACCATATTCTTGATAAACTGATTTATTTGATCCTAGATCTTTTAAAAATAATATTTGTTGTTTAGGTACTAAATATCTTTGTTTTCTTCTAGCAATCATATGTTGAATAAATAAAGATATATTATTCTCTACAATTGTCCATGCATTATACCATTCTATAAGTAACTCTAATCTTTCATGAGTTTTATTTATATCATCAAATCTTCCACACCATGCTGCTACTATTTTGTCTTTCTCAATAAACTGTTCAGTATCACCAGCTACTGTTTCTCTAATTACTTCTACTGCATTTTTATATACAAATATACTACATAATGAATCTGAGGTTGTAGTTTTACCTTCTGATACAGGGTCAATAGATGCATAATACTGACCAAAGTCAGGACGTTTTGATGTTGGTCTTTCCCATACTACTATTACACCAGTCTTATCATGTTGTTTTCTATCTACTGGAAATCTTGATATAGGTAATTTATTAGATCTCTTAGCTACTATACCTTCTTGCTCTCTTGTTAAATCAATTAATTCATAAGGATATTCTTTTTCTTCAATCTTTTTAAGTTGTTTAGATAATACACCTTGAGGAAATATAGAAGCTTTTCTATATGCAAATGCTTCAGCAATGTTTAATGGTTTTTGTGATATTCTTAATTGAAATTGTTCACCATTTAATTCATTCTTCCATCTGTTTCTTTCTAACTCTATTGCTTCTATTGCTTCTTCTATTTGTGAATTACCATAATCATCAATGTATGGTGGCATAGACCATTGCTCTGGAATAAACAAACCAGCCATACCTATTGTTCCGTCAGCATCTATTAGGTTTGTTTCTACTGCAAATATATCATTAGCATCAGGATTCATAATCATTTCTTTCAAAGGATTACATTGATCTAAATCACCTACAGATCCTGCTGCTATAAACATACCTGTTGTCATCATTCCAGAAGACATAGCAGGACGTAAATACTCATATGTCTCAGACATCTTAGGAGCAATACCAGCCTCTTCATGAAAGAAGTATGTACATGGACCCCCTACCCCTGTAGTTGCATTCTTTTCAAAAGAACCACCCTGTATCTTTGATTTAAGACCTCTTGCTGTTTTTCTGTTACCAATTTTTACTTCTATCTGTTGTTGCCATAACAAAACCTTTTCAGGATTACTTGGTCTATACCAAGCAGTATGCTCATTTAAAAATATTTTATATTCTTCTAAAAACTTCCAGGAACCTTTATCATTAATAAAGTCTTTTAGTGAAGCACCAATCTTACACGTACTTCCTTCTTCAAACCAATAGGTATTTATTATCTTACCCATGTGAAAGTATGATGAAGCTATCTGACGTTTTTTTAGTATAGCAGAATGTTGATTATTTAACTCTGCTAACCATTCATATAATGCCATATGATACTGTGCATCCCTTACTTTAGCAAATCCGTAATGTTTTTCTTCTTTATCAAATATTGGTAAGAAGTTTAACCACATATAATAATCTCTAGTTATATACCAAGTCTTATCTTTCTCTTTGTATATAACACCATTCCTGCATTTATTCTTTTGGTCATCCCAATATGCTGTAAAATCTTTAGATCTAAATGGACTAGAACAATAAACACCTTCTGCTGTAAATTTTTTAGCTTCCTCATTAAATTTATAAGCCATCTCAGTAAAACCATATTCACCTGGTTCACTAAAAATTGACTCAATAAATTCTCTAAACTCTAGATCATTTTTAAATTCAGTAGTTGTCCATTTATTATTATCATATGTAGGTATGATTCTACTCATCATATCTTACTATGGCAAACACATCACCTTCTTGGACAAGAAGATGTTCTACATTTTGGTGCATCATTGGTGTTGGCATAGCGTGTTCTGCATATTGTACTATATCTCCTACTTCTATTTCATGTACATCTTTTCCTTTTCCTACCACAGTACCTTTGTATTCTATCTTCTGTGCTATTTCAGGAATATATAATCCAGACTTAGTTTTAGTTTCTACACTCCATTTTTTTAATAGTAATTTTTTACCTACCGGTATAACTGTCATACTCATATTTAATAATTTTATTTATAGTTGGTCATAAGCTAATCCTGCACCACCACGCACAGAGCTTTCTTGTTCTTGTTTCATATCTAAAAATGCACCCTTATATGATTGTCTTATTTGTTCAAACTTAGCAGCTGCATTTATCATAGAATTCATATTACCGTCTCTACCATGTTCTATAGGGGTTACCTCCATATACTTACCTAATCTATCTAACATAGCTTTAATACCCACATAAGCTCTATAAGTAGGTGTTTCATATAGTTTCTTACACATATCATAACCATATCTAATTGTTCCATCTTCTGGTGATTCTTCTAATTTTATTTCTTCAATGATAATATCTTCTTTTTGATGCTCAGGCAAATTAAAAAAAGGATTAAGATCAGGATCAGGACAACTCATATAAAATATATATTGATATACTTGCATATGTGTATCTGGATATTCATCCATTATCTTTTTTAAAAACGGAAGAGCATAACAATGTTCTGTTACAACTAAAGTTTGATTTTGTATATCAAATAGTTTTACTATCATAATATATTATTTTTAAACTCTTCATAACCTATTCTTAATACAATAGGTTTTTCTGCACCTTTCATTAATACTTCAGTATAATCATTCTGAAAAGCTTCTCTTCCTAAATGGAAGTATTGCTTAAAGTATGCTATATCTTCTAAATCAATAGTTATCATTGTCTCAAAAAAAGCAAAGTCAGTTGGTATTCTTGATGTAGATGATTGTATTGGTACTGCTGCTGTAAATTCTTTTAATTTCATTGGTTATCTTTTATCCACATCATTAGTGAGTTTACTTCATCTCTTAGATATGGTAGTTCATATATTTTTATATTCTCTAAAACTGGCTCACCATCAACATGTTCATTAATTGGATAACCGTTTGAATCTTCTCCTACTTGTTTAAACTTTACATGTTGTATAACTAACTTACCTATCTTTAGTTTAGGATTGTGCTTTTTAATAATATACGCATAAATACTGAGTTGAAGATTATAATGATTAAGATTACAATCATCTAAATGATTGACAGGTCTGAACATTTTATTAGTAATACCCTCCCAATTTGTAAATCCTTTATCCTTTATTTCTTTATTTGTTTTATAATCTGTAATATTTATATGTCCATTTACTACTTCAACTAAATCTGCTTGACCACATATACCAACTGACTTTAAAAATACTAAATGTTCTGGGTATACACCCTCCTCAAGTTTTTGATTGGGTGATATTTTTATACCCTCATCATTAACTAAAGGTTTTATAATTGGTACTTCTGTACCTTCTCTTTGAATAGTTTTAAAATCTAACATATCATTCTCTCTTTGATTATGATAGAAATTGCCTAATTTTATAGCTCTTTCTGTTTCACCATCCCATGCAGCAATAATTTCTTTAGGTGTCATCCCATGCCATTTAGATCTTTTATTTTTAGATGACTTAATTGCTTGACCATCTCTGTCAAATTTAGGTTTAAATTTACCTACAAGTCCAGTAACACTAACCCATGATATATTATCATTATCTGTGCTTTGATATACATGTCCTTCCTCTTTAAATAGTATTGCCATTATATTGTGTTTTTAAATTATATGTATCTGTAGAACACCATACAACTTCTATATCTCCCGCTATACTAGTATTACTATTAATTAATATTGTATTTTTATTTTTCATGTTCTTGATTTTTAATTACTTGTTCCATAACCTTTTCTTCTTGTTCTTCCGTTGCCATTGCTTTCCAATATGTCTTAGGACATTCAGATGATAATGATCTTATTTTAAATGCTAAACTACAACCACAATCTGAACAACATGGTTGTGTGCCTGGAGCAACACAGCTATCTCCAAATGCATCAAACATAGAACACTCAATACATATTTGATATCTCTCTGTAGCTACAGCTTCTACATGCTCTTTCCTAAATATATTATTCTTTATACCTTCTGTGATTTTATCTACATTCTTAAATATACCTAAAAGATTTTTAATATTATATGCTGCCATTTTTATTATTCTTAAAGTTTTTTTTATCTATTATACTTTTTTCAATTTGTTCTCTTGCTTTTTCCATATTATCAATATTTAATTGTATGTCTTCACTTTTAGCAAAACCATTATAAGTTCTTTTAGCTATGTTACCCAACATACTTTTATTTCTCTTTATAGCTTTATCAAGTTTACTCTTTCTTAAAATAAAAGTACCTAATCCATCCACTTGGATTCTAGGATACTGTAAATTAGATAAATGTTTTCTTAGCTTAGCATAATAAAAAGCAATAAAATCATCTACCACTGATTGATGAACACCAACTTCTTCTGCTATTTTTTCTTTAAACTCTTTATGCTTCTTGGGATTCATTACCAAGTATTTTATAATCCAACAATACTAAACCATCCTTTTGAATATTCATATCTTTATTAATAGAAATAGTCTTTTTATTTATGCCACTTTTTTTAAGTAATCCTTTTTTTTCTGCTTTAGTAATTGCATTTCTTGCAGACTGTGGACTTTTAAATATATTGTCATTAACAAGTTTAATACAAAACTTAGTTAATTCTATATTATCATCCTTAGAAAGACGCATAAGAAATTTTAAATCAGAATTACTTATAATTATTTGTTTAAAAAAACAATAAGTCATTATTTGATACATTACACATGTATCTAAATTAACTTTTAATTTTAAATCTATTTTATTTACTAATGCCATATTATAAACTCATTATCATATCAACAAAGTCTGGATGTGGATAACAATCCATTTTATCTTTCCTTACGTTGGTATGTGTTAACAAACCTTCTATTTTACCATAGTATGCTTCTTCTTGAAAATCAAATCCTTTTGTAACACCATATTTTTTTATAAACTGTTTAAGTCCTAATCTAATATCTATATTATCTCTTTCACCTACAAACTTAATCCACTTTTCAGTTTCATTAATTTGTTTATCAGAATAAGAATGCCAATGCATCTTACCTCTAAACATTTCTTTTAACTCTGTTACCTGATCATCTTGACATATACTATTAACATAGGTAGCTTTAGTGATACTATCTAAATATCCCATACTACATATTTCCAGTCCTACAGAATGTTTGTTCATAAAACCAGAACCTGTCTTTCCTAAATGATAAGCTTGATTCCCTGTATCAAATGCCTGAACCATTACACCATCATGTTCATCATTGCCATTTCTGTGATTAATGCCACCTAAAACAAATTCAGTAGCAATTCTACCTCTTTTATCTCTACCCCACATGTCTACACAAGCATAAGGATTAGAGTTACCAGCAGTATGATGTAAAAATATATAATGATTTTTTATAGGTCCTTTTACATATTCACCTTTTGGTAAAAAATATTTATGTATAGTTTGATTAAAGTTTGTAACGTAATGTTGTTTAGATAAATCATTATCTTCATCAATCTCTTCAGATAACTTAAATGGTGTACTAATGAGTAATGTCCATGTCTGTGATCCAACTATACCATCAGCTACTAAACCATTGCTTAGTTGAAATCTTATAACATGTTTTTCTGTTTGAGGACCAAAATGACCATCTTGAGGTATATTAAGTTTAAGTTGTAACTTCTTTACCTCTATATTTTTATCACCTAACTTAAGAAGTCTCATACTATCCTATATTAGATGCTGCTTTTTCCATTGCTTCTTTAAATGCTTTTGCATCTTCAGAGTCTGGGGCTGCGTTATCACCTTCTTTAGAAGCAGCATATGCTTGAGCTAAATACATTTGTGCTTGCATTCTTTCTGCTCTTGCCTTTTCTATTGTAGCTAATAGATCTTCATATTCAGCTTGTACAGTTAAATGAGGTATATTATCTTTATAAAAAGATGTGATTTCTTCTCTACGTGCTGCTAATTCTTCTTTGCTTAATTGTGGATCCTTATTTGGATCAAGATTTAATTCTGCCATTTTAATTTTTTTAGGTTAAACTAATACAAACATACATAATTAGTTTAAATAAAAAAAGTTTAAGACATTAATTTTACCACTTTACTTTATCTGCCCAGTATGCAGCACTCATTTTACCTTTGGCAATATTTCTTCCGTGTCTTGCTTTAAAACTTTTACGTCTTGCTTTTTGTTTAGCAGATTCACCTGCTTTAGGTTTACCTGCAGTTTTTACACCTTGTTGACCAAAACGTATAGTTTTAACTTTGTCTCCTTGTTTAGCAACAACTACATGTGACTTTTTTGGATGTGAAGGAGTTCTTTTAGGTTTGTTATAACCTGACACTCCTGCTTTTGTTAACCTACTATCTTTTTTTGAAGCCATAATTATCTATTTTTACCTTTGTGTAAACCATGACTAGCATGTTGTTTACCTTTTTTTGTAGCAGCTCTTTTCTTAGCGTTTGCTGCAGCTAATTTCTTTTTACCTTTCTTAGTACTCTTCAACTTAGAAATAGTCTTAGACGGAGCATATACTTCACCAGTGTCAGAAGATTTCTTTCCGCTTGCAGTTCTCCATTTCTGTTTGGTCCATCTAGTAAGACTTTTTTGTTGTTTAGTCTTTGCCATTATTGCATATTATATCTTTATTTTGTGAGCAACACTCTTTTGGTGCTGCACATGCTGCTAATGTAAATAACAGAAATATTATTATTTTTTTACTCATTTTTTCTTAGCTTTAAGTTTTGCTGTTTTAGATAAGTCTTTAAAATGAACTAAAGGCTTACTAGTCTTGGTATGTGTCTTACCAGTATGTAGTTTACCATTTGCCATTTTGTGAGAACCACCTTTCCATTCAGTTCCGTTTTTTAAATAATGTTTTACACCTTTCATAATTTTATTTTTTTGATTTATATCCGCCTCCGTTTGCTTTATATCTTTTTGCAAGCATTTGAGCTTTACGTGCAGACCATTGACCAGGAGCACCACCTTTACCACCAGCCTTAATTGAATTAAATAATCTCTTACGCATTGTGGGTTTAGTATAGTTTCCTGAACTATTTACCGTACTTTTCTTTTTTTTAACTGCCATTATTCTGATATTTGCGGATAAGACTTTTCCATTATTTTTTGTAGTTTAGCACATTTTTCATACTCCTCCGAGTCTATGTAGTGAAAGATCATATTCTCTAGTTGTTCCTGTGTAGGTCCAGCTATTGGGTCGTAAGCCATTACTGCCTCATGCCCTTTGTCAAACTTCTTTTCAAGTAAGTCATCAAAAGTTATTTGATTAGTTAAAACAAAATAAGAATTATTATATGCTGTATCTAAGATTACTTGATCTAGTTGCATTTGTTCAAATTCTGTTAAACCTTCTTCATGCTCAGGTTCATTATCCCATTGTGACATAAGTTTTGTTTTTAGTTATACTACATCTATAAGAATAATATACTAAAATTTCTAGTCCCATAAAAATTATTTAGCACTAACATGCCCCCCACCTGATTAAAAAAATTTCATCCCCCACCAAAGTTATGTATTTTGCGTGCTATGTACCTCCTCCCCTTTTGCTCCCCACCTTATAATTGTGGTTGGGTTACCCCCCGTAATATTTCCACGTTAATTAAAATTTATTAATTATGTTAT